ACGTCGCTACGAACCGTCACGGCGACAGGTGGGGTCTGATGCGCACAGCCGGACAATAGCTGCCCGATCAGGGCGATGAGCGGGACCAGGGACCACTGGAGGAACGCTTGCTGCTGCGTCGTCTGCTGCTTTGACATAGTCTTGCGCCTTCGTTTCCAGCGTGGTTTCGATGTGGGTGACGGCAGCCTTGACGCGGGTGTCGCCGCGCCGGGTGGCAACCGCATGGCCCTTGAGGTAACCAGCGCCCCATCCGATGGCGGCAAACGTGCTGCCACCGATCAGGTTGGCCGGGCTCATCAGCCACGTCAGACAGAGCAGGGCGATCCGGGCGAGCGTCATCCGATCTTCTCCTCGCCCGCCGCATCGAAGCGGGCAAAGAGCGCAGCAATCGTGCCAGCAATGGCGAGCGTGATGAGGATCGGCTCGGCATGCTCACCGAGGACGCCGAGCAGCGAGGACAGGCCATCGGTGGATGCCTTGGCCTGTTCGGCGGCAGCGCTGACCACGCCGAACGTGACGACGGCCTTTGCGCCGACCCAGCCGGTGAATGCGGTGACGGTGCCCCAGAAGGTGCGCGAGGATTTGACGACGGCGATGCGGCTGCCGATCTCAGGCGTGACGGCTTGCGGCATCGGGCCGTAGTCGTCGCCGATGGCTTCGCCATGCACCATGCCGGACAAAAACAGTGCGGCTTCGGCTTTGCGGCGGCGAACGAGGCCGCTGAGCGGCCCCTTATGACCTTTGCAGCGGGTCCAGCGCATGAATTGATTGGGCACCGCCGAACGATTGCCGCTGTTGAGCATCCGCAACAGCGTGGACGAGCGCAATGCGCCTTCGCCCAGATTGTACGTGAACGACAAGAGCGCGTCGAACTCGCCTTGCGTCAGTGGCACGGTGACGAGGCGACCGACGACGATCTCGAAGTGGCCCAGTTCGCGGGCAAGCATGGCGGTTGCTTCGTCGCGGGTGATGACCATGCCCGGGCGAACGCCTTCGGTGCAGCCCCAACCGATGGTCCAGACGCCAGCCGGACACTTGTAGGCTTCCAGCGTGCCGTCCGGGCGCTTTTTGAGGCAGCCTTCGAAGGCTTTGATGAGGTCGAGCCCGCGTTCCGACAGGCGCATGCCCTGATTGGGCAGCGGCGACGTTGCCGCGCGGGTCATGAGGGTGGCAACGGTGCGCTTGGCGATCAGGCTGGAGAGTAGCTTGCGGCCCGTGGGGCGGTCGGTGACCGGCGCGTCGAGTTCGGGGGCGGTAATCGCTGGGGTCATGATGGTCCTCTGTGCCGGTCGCTCACGGGCGCTTACACAGAGGTACGCTATCAATTCGGGATTTTGAGCGGGGGCAGATGCCCCCGGTGCTGACTATGGAATGCGGTTTTTGGCCGTCAGCCTGATCATCGCAAAACCCACTTTGAGGCGAACCGGTCGGCGATAATTTCGTTTAACACGGATGATCGTTTCAACATGCTTTGGTAAGACCCCAACAGATTTCGCAATCGCCGGGGTCGTCATCCCGGCAGCCTTAAGCGCTAAGACGTGCGCGGTCCGGCTCGGGTATCCGCCGCTTTCGATGTAACGAGGATTGGTTGCTGGCGGGACGGGGCGTGACCCCAAACGCTCTTCGCCATTTGATGGCGCGAACATATCGAGCTGGGGGCTGACGTGGCTGTTGCGCAGCTTGGCGCGGTGATGCTTGACCATGTCGCGACTGATGCCGAGCGCGCGGGTGATTTGCGTCGACGTGCAGCCGTCTTCGATCATCCGATAGAGCCTGCGCCAGGTGTCGGCGCGCAGGCCGGTGGGGCCGCGCGGCATGTCGAGTTCGACGCCGGTCGCGTAATACCCCATCAGTTTGTTGGCAGCGTCCCGTCCGATCAGCGTGACTAGCCAGTGATCGTCGTCGGCGGTCGCTGGGATATAGACGCGGTTGCCGCCGCGCGCGTTGGCGATGGTAAGGGCTGCTTGCAGGCCTGCGATTTCGGCGATCTCGACGATCTGACCGGGGAGGCCGTCGTAGGCCCCGCCCGGCAGCGTTTGGGTGTCGTCGATCCGCCCCAAGCGCGTGGCATGCGGAACCGGCTCAACGGTCATGGCAACGCTCGGCAACTTGGTGCGGGATGACGACATGGGTGTTACTCCGCAGCGATCGTGTCGGCGGCGGCGATATCGTCCGCCGTGGCCGGTCCAGCGCTCAGGCAGGCAGCAGCCGATGCGACGGCCTCGCGCTCGGGTATGGCCTCTTGTGGTAGCTCGACGCCGCGCACGACAAGCAGCGCTGCAACGGTATCGCGCCGGGTGCGGATGGCGTCCCAGATACCTTCGTCTGAGAACTCGGCCATCGCCTCGTCGATGGCCCCACTGAGGCTGTCGTCGAGCGGCGCGTCGTAGCCCTCGAAGATGCAATCATGCAGATGGTTGGAGAGGCGGTTGACGCGGGTGTGTGCGGCGTCGTCGTCGTCTTGGTTTTCGAGCAGTGAGGTGAGTTCGTCGTATTCCTTGATAAGTTTTGCGATCTCTCGCCCGTCGGCAATCGACATAGTCATGGTGGTAACCCCTGTGATGTGACGGGAGAAAGGGACCGGCGCGCCGCCCCGCTTCGGCGCGCCGGTTTTCAGCGGGGGCGTTTGCCTCTCCCCCGCTAAACCGGTTAGGTCTTGGGCGATTTGGCCAGCTCAAATCTGAGCTTCTTGCCGAGCGCTGCGATGATCGCGTCCCAGTCTTCTTCGGTGTAGGTCGCGCGGCTTGTCTTGGCCGTGACGGCCTCGCCGTATTTTGTGAGCTGGCCGTCGAGCCCGCCACCGAAGGCCAGTTCCTTGATCACGCCCATGGTGCAGAGCGCGCGCCACTGCGCATCGACGACGGCGGCGCGCGGGTTGTGGGGATGGGCTGCCCAATTGACGCCCGCTTCGCGCACCATCCACGACTTGAGGGCTTCGATGGCCTTGGCTGCAGCACCTGCGTCGCGCAGCCAGCGCACGGCCTCTAATCCGGTCTGGCGCTTGACGAACGCGACCAGTGCATCGTCAGACCGATTGCGCACCACGCCCAAATTCCACGCCGACAGCCACAGCGCGCGCAGCTTGGGCGCATACGGCCCGGTCATGCGCGGGGCGGTCTGGGTCGCGTCGCCGAGCCGCTTCACGACGGTTTCGAGTTCGGCGATGCTCAATGCCGTCGATGAGCGTTTACCGAACTGCGTTTCTAGCATGTCGCGATAGTCGACGTCGTCGAGGCCCATCTGGCCCTTCAGTACGTGCAGCTTCGCGATGAGGCGGTTGCGGTGTGGCGGGTGTGCGGCGCGTTTTGAATGGTTTTGGAATGCCATTTGAAGCCCCTTCACGCGCCGGTTTTGATGATGAATTCTTCAGCGCCCGCGACCACGGTCACGCCCACGACGGTGGCGGCGACCTTGGGCTCTTTGAGCATCGCGTCCTTGTCGAGCGAGTTTTTGGTGCGCACGAACTGCGTCAGCCCCCACCGCAGGGCATCGGCGAGCGCTACCTCGGCGTCGGCGATCAGGATCGATGCTGGACGTTTGCGCCACCCGATCTGACCGGACGGGAAGCGGACGGACTTCTTCTTGCCGTTCTGCGTCAAGTCGGCCCGGTGGGCCTCGCAGTAAGCCTGCACGTCGCCGATCAGGCTTTCGGCTTCAGAGGCGTGGAACGCCCTGATCTGCGCGATGTCGTCGTCGCGCTGGCCGTCCAGTTCTGCGATCTTGCCGCGCAGCACGGACAGGCGGTCGATCATGATGGCGACCTGATCGCGGGTGACCGGTAGCGGTTTGGCTGGTCGGGAAATGCGGGCGAGCGTTGCGGTTGTCATCGGGCGGTTTCCGGCTGTTGGGCGCTGACGGGGGGCTGGATGAACGCGGAACGGGTGAGGGCCAACGCGCGGCTTTCGACGACGCCGGCGGCCCATTCGGCAAAGCGGGCTTCGTCGGCGGCGAGCTGGGCGGCGAACTTGGCGCTGTTGTCGCGGCGCAGTTTCACGGTGCGGATCGCGCTGTGAACCGTGGTGTGATCGTTGCGCGAGAACCGCTGGGCGATGGTCTGGTAGCTCGCTTTCGTGAAGCGGCGGGCCAGCCACATGCCGAGGTGACGGGCGGCGACGACTTCACGCGTGCGGCACGGCCCGAGCACCTGATCGCGGGAAATGCCGGTCGTTTCGCAGGCAAAGAACAGGCAGTCGGCGGTGAGGATGCGGCTCATGCCCCACCCCCGAACCCGACGCGCCGCCACGTGCGGACCTTGCCGTCGAAGATGGCGCTGTATTGCGGCACCGGCTCGCTGGGTGTCAGCGGATCGAACGCCGGGTGAAACCCCTTGTAGACGATGATGCCCGTGACTGGATTGTGCGAGCAGCGCGTGATCATGACGCCGTCGATGATGGACATGACGATGTCGGGCGCGTTGAACACGCCCTCGTCCGTGACGTTGAAAAACCCCATGCGCCGCTGGGCGACGGCTTGTGCCATGCTCATGCCACCACTCCTGCGGGTGCGACGATGCCGCGCCATGCGGTGGCGAGGCGCTGCCCCAGCCGCACCATCGTGATCGGCAGTCCGCGTGCGCGGTAGGCTTTGGTGAAGACGGCAAGCAGCGCGTCGAACTCGGCTTGCGTTGCCGACCGGCAGCGGCCCAGCAGGGCGCAGTCCGCGATCCATTCGCGGTCGATGGGTTGGGCGTCGTGGATGGTGCCGTAGACAGTGTGCAGTGGCATGGCGTGAGCTTTCGGATGGGATGAGCAGGGCGGGCGGGACGCGACGGGGAACGGATGGGCGGGGCTACTTGGTGGGGATCAGGCCAAGCCGCTCGAATTCGCGGACGCAGAGAGCGCGATCTTCCTCGTCGAGTTCACAGGACCAGACGGACAGAAGCTTTTCTGCGAAGCCTCGTTCGCAAATTTCGAAGCTGGTAGCGTCCATGAGAGTGGCGTGAATGCTTTTCAGTGCAGCGTTTTTTCGGCTGTCGCTGAAGGCGAACGAAAGCTGGTCCGGTGGCAGGCGGTGAAAAGAAAAAATCTCTGCCATCACGGTTTCTCCTTCTTGGTCTTGAGCCAGTTCGGACAAGCCGGGCAGGCGTCGCGAAAGCGCTCGCTGAAGCCGGGCAGATAGAGAGCCTTCTTGAAGTGGCTCTCTTGGTTCCAGACGCAGGCGTGGAAGCCGAAGGGTTCGAAATGGCAGGGACACTTGACGGTCTGGTCCATCAGCAGGCCGCGCACTTGAAACTCGACGCGTTTCAGGTTGCCCTTGTAGGTATTGCGGAGAACCTGGCTGACTACGGCGGGCGAATACTCGATGCGGCGCGCGACTTCGGTTTGCGGGGCGCGGTCGCAGGCGGCGGCGAGTACTATGACCCAATCCGGCATTGCATTGCCCCAGCCGACAACGGCCTCTTGTTGGCGAGTAACACCAAGGATGGAGCGGACCTTGGCTTCTATTTTGTCGGTCGGATGCGCCCAGCGGTTTGCAAGAACTTGGCTGACCATCGAAGGAGACAGATCAAGTTGGGATGCGACGTTCCGCAACGAGCGCTTGGCGCACTCGTCGGCTATGGTGCAAACCCAATCCGGAATGGATGTTCCCCAGGCACGCCGCGCTTTTTCGATAGGGATCATCGCCGCACCTCGCGCACGGTCTGGCCGGGTCCGAATACGCAATTGAGGTTGGGGTCCCAGACAAACGAGGCACGGTAAATGCGCGGGGCCATTGGCCCGGTGTGCCGCATCAACCGGTAAATGGTCTGTTTGCCCGTCTGGTCGCGCTTGGCGAGGTGTCCAGATGCCGTGAGGTGGTCGGCGTATTCCGCTGCGACGCTTTCCGGCACTTCGAGTTCCGGTGTCGTGGCATACATCGCAAGGTCGTTGGCGGTAATGAACAGCAAGCCACCCATTTCGAGCGCTTTCCACATTGCGTCCTGTTGTGCGGCATGTTTCAGTGGGCGACCGTCGACGCCAAGACGGGGCGTTTCGGCCGGCGCACGCAGCAGTCGCCATGCCTTCGTCAGCCGCCCATTCTGCATCACGACGCCGTTTAATTCGGCGAATTTGCCTTTCCCCAATCGACGGATGTAGTCGGCGATGCTTTCAAGCGGCAATGCGCCTTGCATCGCTTCGTGGACCTGCTCAGCTGTGAATTCGCGGTTGCTCTTGGCCAGCGACTTGATGACTACCCACGCCCCGTCCTCGTTGCGCGGTATGATCATAGTCAAAGCTGACGTGATCGCGTGTGGCTCGCCGGTCCGTTGGACCTGCGGGGCGCTGACTTCAAACTTCCCGATCTTGTAAAACAATGTGGCTCGGCAGAAACCGCGTACTTGTTTTTGCCCAATCTTCACAAGGTAGCCGCCGCGAACTAGTCGCGTGACGTAACGACTGAGGCTTTGCCGCTCAATTTGGGTTAGATTGCCAAGGTTGACGATTTCGATAACCGAAAAAGGTTCTCCCTTTTTGTCGAGCGTCAGCATCAGTTCCCAGAAGTAGGCCCAGCGATGTGGGCGCTGGATGGGTACAGCAACGACGTGTTCAGGCACCGCCATTAGAGCTTCGCGAACGGTCAGCATCACGCAGCCCTCCGCTTGGGCGGTTCGCCGTCGAAGAACGTGGCGTTGCCCCATTCCTTCAAAGTGATCTTGTCGAGCCCACGCGCCTTGGCGAGTTCCTTGGCGATGTCGATGTTGCGGCAGATGCGGCGGGCGCGGCCTTCACCCGCTTCGATGATGGCGGCAATCAAATCGTCGCCGAACGCCAGCTTGGGTGCGCGAAGGGCTGCAAACATCCGGGCTTCATCCGCCGATGTCGGCTGAGCCTGTACGAACTCCAGCACGCGGTTGTGCGCGCGTTCGAAGCGCCGCAGCTTGCCGGGCAGCAACTCCTCACCGATGAGGATGACCGGCGTCTTACTCATGTCGACGATGTCGCGAACGAAATCGATCAGATCTCGCTTAATCAGGAAATCGGCTTCGTCGATGATTAGCGGACGGCCCGGATCGGAGCAGAGCTGATCGACGATATCGTTCAGCGCCGTGCTGGATGTTCCTCGCGCCTTCAAGTGCAGCTTGCGGCAAATCTCATCGGCAAGCGCCTTCGTGCTCCACGTCGATCCCATGCGCACATAGTGCGAGCGGTAAGTAATGGCGCTGCTCATCGCGCTCACGGTCTTGCCGTAGCCCGATGGGCCGTAAAAAACACCAAAAGCCAATTCACCCAGATCGCGTGCGAGCAATCTTTTGGTCAGCTCCCGGAAAAGGGTCACGTTCTGCGTTGGCGCGGCGCTATCGTCATGGCGTTTTATGGACACCGTAAATCCCCTTTTAGGCTTGTTTCTTGTCGGGCCGAGAGCCCTCAACGCGAGACCGAACGCCAGCGAACCAAATCTCTCCGTAGTCATCGAGCATTGACCGGCGGGCCTGATACTCGGCGGTCTCCTGATAGCCATCGAGCCAGCGATTCAAGGCAGCCGGGATGATCTCTCCGCCTGCGATCCGCGCCTCCAGATCGACCGCGCGCACAAACCGGCTCTCATCGCTGTCCATGGGGATGATGTCGGCTGTTGGCTTGGCGGTTTCCGTCTCAGCAAAAGCGATGCGCGCCTGAAACTCGGCAACGGCTTTGCTGTGCTGTTCTTGAAGCTCTGCTGGGATTTCGGCGGGCGCGTGTGAGCGCGGGGCGAGCGCGTTGGACGCAGCCGTGAGCTGGGGCGTTTCGTGGCTGTCGGAACCGCGCGGGAACTCGACGAGTTTTCCAGCCTTGGCAGCCGCCATCCGCAGCACGTCGTCGATGACATCGCGCGGCTTGATCTTGCGGGCGGCAGCCTTGGCTTCCGCCATGCTGTCGTCGAGGATTTTGGCCTGCTGGCGGCGGGCCATGGCGACGGCGCTGGCACGGTCGATGCCCAGCAGTTCGGGGTTGATCGCTTCGCCGAGGAACGCCGCGCCGTCTGCGGTAAAGCAGTAGGCTTTGCCGAGGTCGGCGGGGTCGAGACGAACGAGCACCTTTTCGCCGACCATGATCGTGGGCGCGATGAAGAAACCGCCTTCGACGCGAATGCCCTGCTTGCCCACGGTGCGCACGCCGCCACCGTCTGCGATCTCCATCAGCAGCACGTCGAGAGCGCGCTCGCTTTCGATGCGGCGGACGCGGCCCGCGAAGCTGGCGGCTTTGGCGAACGGGGTGATGCCCTTGCCCGCTGCGTCCTTGCCGAGCCCGGTGTGTTCGCGGTTGGCGTAGTGGTCGGCAGCCCAGCGATCCAGATAGTCGGCAGCTTCGATGCTGGTCAGTTCGACGGCGAACGCTTTGGCGTCGTCGCAGCCCAGACGGGCTGCGAACGAGCGGCGGGCTTCGATCTGTTTGCGGTCGGCAACGCTGTGGCCGATGAAGCCGGGCATCATCGTTCCGATGTAGCGGTGCATGGTGCCGATGCCGCGCTCGACGATGCCCTTCTGCTCTGGCGAGTAGGCATCGCAGCGGTGCACGTCGATGCCGGTGGACGCCATGAAGGCCTGCACGGCCTTGGCCGTGAAATCGCTGCCGTTGTCGGTCTCGACCAGCTCGGGCACGCCCCACGCGAGGATCGCTTTGCGCATGAGCAGTTTGACGGCATGCGCGCGCGGCGTCCGCGACACGTAGGTCATGATCCGGCGCGAGAACACGTCGACCAGCACGTAGACCGAGTTGCGTCCGTCCAGGCACAGCATGTCGAGCGGCGAGGCGTCGATCTGCCAAGTCTGATTGAGGCGTTCGACGTGGGCATGGCGAGACAGGCCTGCGATGCGATGGCGCGACTTGAAGGCATCGGGGTCTTGGATTTTGGTCAACGCCACTTTGTTGGTGGCGCGGAAGTCGGTGACGAACCGGCAGAAGGTGCGGGCGGATGGCAGCGGCAAGGCTGCGCCGTCGAGATCAAGCGTCGCGCCGAACTTCGCTTCGACGGCGTCGCGGATATGGATCGCGGTATAGAAGGGGTTTTTGATCAGCAGCGCGCCGATGTAGGTCGCGACCGCACCGTCGTTGACGGTCATCAGCGGCGACGATCCTTTGGTGCGACCCTGGCGTGAGGCGATCTTGGCCCCATCGCCTGCGCGGACGGCAGCACGCCAGCGGCACAGCGTCGGGCGCGAGACGGTCGGGATCACGGCGCGCACGGCAGCATCAATCACCAGCGCGCCGGACGAGTAGGCTTGCGCGAACGCACGGTCTGCCTCTTTCAGGCCAAGGCCGGTTGTCGCGTGAAATTTTGTGGCCAGCGCCAAAACGGCAAGGCGCGCATCGCGGGTGCGGGCGTCCGTTGCGGTTTCGATTTCGAGATCGGGGATCGTCTCATCCTGCGAGGCGACGGGCGCGTCGACGAGGACGGCTTGCGCCGTGACGGACAGAAGCGAGATGTGGAATTCAAAGCCGCCGCCGCGACCGGCGCGACGGCGGGCCAGCGGTTCGCCGTCGAGGCGCTTGGTGTCGCGCCAGTTTTCGCGCGCGGCACGGGCCATGAGCCCCTGGCGGGTTTCAGGCAATCGCTTTGACAGCTCTTGAAGTGTCCACCACTGTTTCATGGGCGCACACTGCCGAGGCTAGTTAGGATGGCATCGGCAGACTGACGAACAGGGTCTGTTAAGTCTGCATCGTCATGACCAAGAGCAGTAGCGCTATCGTCAATAGCGGCGACAAGATCAAATATGCAGCAAGCTTCAAGCTTGCCAGTTTCGCTTAGACGGGAGATCAGATCCAGTTGCGCCATCAAGTGTTCAGCGAACAATCGAACGTAAACGCGCCGGGTGTCGCGAGCGGTGGTGATGCCTGTGGATGCCGAGTAGTTTCTCATGACGCCACCTCGGCGGCGGACTTGGTGGGCTGTTCGTGCGCGGCTTTGTAGGCGGCTGTGATGAGGGCAGCGTTATCGCGAGAGAAGGTCACCGTCGCGATGCCGCCGCGCAGACCGTCCATCAGATAGTCGCGGTCGGCCTTGGTCGCGAGGCTGGCGAGCAGCTTCGGGTTCACTTCAAGCAGCCGTTGAAGGCGCTGTAACGCTGCCAATTGCTGGCCGATCGGGATTTTGGGGAGCGACGCTGCGGATGACATTGGACAAGCCTCGATCGGCGTCAGAAGCCGTGAGCTTCGAACGGGACAGGGTTTTAGGTGACGGGTGGATGTGCCCCAGGGAGGGGTTGTCATGAACTTAGCTGGGCGCGATGACTGGTTCGCCGGGCAAAGCTCTCTTGTTCGCGCGATGAGAATCGCGGCGGGGTGTAGTCGCAAATTGTGGGGAGGGGTTTAGGCGGACTTAGTCTTGGACGCCTTCAGAGGCTTGATCGGCACGAGCCGGTTGCCCCGGTTGTCGTACCGTTCCGGCCAGAGTTCATGCAGGGGCACTTTGAGGAATTTGGAGATGGCCTGATCGGCGGACGTGATGGGTCGTTTGCGGGCAAGGGTGATGCGGATCAGGGTCGGGTCGATCCCATACTTTTCGGCGACAGACTTGAGCGTGCCGCCTCGGCGGCCGATCTCTGCTTTGATTTCGTGCTTGTCCCAGACCCTGGCGTTCGGCATATGCTGGCCTCTCATAGGCTATTTGCTCTGTTTAAGCGGCTACGTGCTTACAAAAATAGTCATAGGATGATTTGTTTCATCCAGTCAATCGGTCTTTCTTATTTTTTTAGGCATCAAGCGTTGTCGCAAAAGCTAGACCCGGACCTGAAGCAGGCACGACTGAGCGATCAGGCGAAACGGATAGATGACGTCATTGAGCGCGTCGGCGGCACATTAAAGGCGGCTGAGTTGGTTGGCGGTCATCGAGGAACTATTTTGAAGTGGCGGAAGGGCGAAGCAAGATTGCCACTTGATGAGGCTTCAACGCTTGCTAAGGCCGCAGGCGTCTCGCTCGACTGGATCGCGACGGGCATCAATAGCGCCGATGATGACGGGGTGCTGATCCCTCGCTATGACGCGACCCCGGACGGGCAGCCGCTTGCGCGCCCTAACGACGTTGACACCATTACAGTGCATCGCGATTTCTTTCCCCAGAACCGTCTTGCTGCCAACAGCACGGGCATTGTCCGCGTGACTGGCAATGCGATGGCTCCGTCACTACCAGACGGTACCCTGGCTATCCTCGATATGCGGGTAAAGCTGTTTCAGGACGATGGCGTTTACGTGATGGGGCACCCGAACGGCTTTATTGTGCGGCGTGTGTCCATTCGTGGCGAACGGGCGTACTTCAAGACCGATAACCCTGCCCACGGCGACACCTACGCTGCGCCCGAAGACATGCTTTCGGTTCCGATTTGGGGGCGTGTTGCCCTAACGCTGACGCGGACCTAACGTTAGGGTGGAGGAGGGCGGCAAATGGCCTGACCCTCATCCTTGCCGCTAAAATCACTTGATGTCGCTGCCTGACCCTAAAATGGGGCGTTAGTCCTGTTTAGGAGAACGCCCCGCGCTAGCGGCGCGCATTTCGCATTGCGACCCATACAACTTACCCTCTCACGGCGGACATGCCCCCGTGCCGGGTGGCGTCCTGACCTGCCATCGTCCCCCGAACACAAGCAGGGGTTCGGGAATGACACATCAATGGCCGGACGATCACGTCAAGGCGTTCGAGATTGCGCGGGCGGGGGCGCCCGAAGATCACGAAGCCGAAGTGCAGAAGCGTGTCGACGACGCTGTCGCTGCCTTCAAGTTGTCGCTTGCCGAAGCAAGGGGGTGTGGGCGTTGTCCGTGGATAGATTGGGCTACGGGCAAGCCTGCCGACCCGCAGCCGATTGCGATGCCGCCTGCCGATGATGTCCTGGATATCCTTAGAGGCCTGAAGACAGTCGTAGGCGGTCAAGTCGTTCCCGTGTCTCCGCAGCAAGCCGATCCCCGCGCAACTCAATCTGATAGTTGAGTTCTCGTCTGATGCTGCCGGCTAGGGCGGCGTCATGGCTGATGATGCCTCTCAGTACGCTAGCCGCTAGGATCATGAACGCTTCGGTGGCGGGGTCGTCGTTCGGTTCGTTGTTCTGCTTGGTTTCTTTGCTCATCGTCTTCTCCGGTCGCGCTATTGATTCGCACTCCGCACTCTACCGGAAAGCAAAAGGCCCGGACGCTCCCGCAGCGTGCCGGGCCTTTTCGCGTCTGCGTCCCATAAATCATCCCCCAGGGGGCAGGTGCCCCCGCTCCGCGATCTGCGCTGCTCGTGCAGTGTCGCGTCATGAGCAAAAAACGCGAATACATGACCATCAGGACGGCCCTCAATGCCAGCGGCGACGCGGCACCGGAGTGGATCGAGCTATTGCCTGCTGGGCCTCAGATCATCGGGCGTGATGGCCGGTCGTGGCGCATGACCGATCCTGACGTTGTGATCGCGGCCAGCCGCGCCAACGGCGCGATCCACATCGACTATGAGCACGCTAGCGAGACCAAGGCGTCCAAGGGCGACGAGGCCCCGGCTGCCGGTTGGGTGTCAGAACTGGAAGCGCGCAACGGCGCGATCTGGGGTCGTGTCGAGTGGACGCCGCGCGCGGCCAATATGATTTCGTCGCGTGAGTACCGGTTCCTCTCGCCCGTGTTCGTGTTCGACACCGGCAACCTGCAAATCCTCAGCCTCGTTTCGGCGGGTCTCACCAACCGGCCCAATCTCGACATGACCGCGCTCAATCGCGCCGAAGACAACCCCGACCCCGCAACAGGAAAGCCCCTCATGAACATCGAACAGATCAAGGCGCTCAATCGCTCGCTCGGCCTTGCCGAAGAAGCCAGCCCAGCCGCCACGCAGGCAGCCGTCGACGCACTCAAGGCCAGTACGGCCACCGCGCTGAACGCCGCGCAGTCTCCCTCGCTCGACCGGTTCGTGCCGCGCGCCGACTTTGATGCGCTCAAGGTGCGCGCCGAGACGAGCGAGACCGCGCTGAACAAAATCAAGACCGATGGTCTGACCGCTGAAATCAACGCCGCTGTCGACGCAGCGGTTGCTGCCGGCAAGATCACGCCCGCCACGAAGGACTATCACATCGCGAGCTGCAAGGCCGCTGGCGGGGTCACTGCCTTCAAGGCCTACGTCGACGCCACGCCATCGCTGACCGGCGCGTCTGTGCTCGACAAGAAAGACCCGCCCAACACCGGCACCGGCGCGCTGACCGCCGACGAGATCGCGGTCTGCCGCAATCTCGGCATGTCGGAAGCTGATTTCCAAAAGGCGAAAGCCGCCTAACCCGAATACCCCCCCAGCGAGACGTACCGCGTAGAGGGGCTGCACAGGTAACCAGCGTCGCAGCCCCTCATCCCCTTTTCAAACCCGCCTCATAGGATGCTTCCCATGGCAGCACTGACCAAAGACCGATCCACCCCCGCCCGCGACGGCACCTACCGCGAGTTCCCCGTCAAGGCCGGCGTCAAGATTTTCGCTGGCGCGCAGATGGTCCACACCGGCGGCTTTGCCAAGCCCGGCGTGACCGGCGTTGGCCTGACCGCCATCGGTCGCGCCGACCACTTCGTCGACAACACCAACGGTGCCGATGGCGACGTGGCCGTTCGCGTCCAGCGCGGCAAGGCGTTCCGCTACGACAACCTCGCGACTGACCTCGTGCCGCGCAGTGCCATCGGCGGCACTTGCTACATCGTCGACGACAACACCGTTGCCGCCACCCACGGCGTCAATACCCGCTCCGCCGCTGGCACCGTCGTCGATGTCGATGACGACGGCGTGTGGGTTCAGGTCTGATCTGACCCTCTGACGTTCCACTAGCCCGGCGCGGATTGCGCAGGGACTACCGTTTTCAATCTTGCAAAAGGCATAAGCCGATGATCATCAATCAAGGCAATCTCGC